ATGGCTGAGAGTAGCGCACTGGACCTGACTCCGTTCGTCCCCGAGGACCTCGGCAAGCTCAGAAATCACCAGACGGAGATCCCTCGGATCGCCAAGGACCCGCGGCTGGTGGCCATGATTGAGCAAGCAGTTCGCGGCGTCCCGACTGAGCACAGCCTGATGCTTGGCGACGCGCGCGACCTGTCGAAGATCCCCGACGGCAGCGTCCACCTCGTCGTGACGTCTCCTCCGTACTGGACTCTCAAGGAGTACCGGAGATCGAAAGGCCAGCTCGGGTACGTCGCCGATTACGAGGAGTTCCTAGGCGAACTCGACAAGGTGTGGCAGCACTGCTTCCGGGTGCTTGTACCCGGCGGGCGGCTCATCATCGTGGTCGGGGACGTCTGCCTCTCACGCCGGCGAAACGGTGGGCGCCATACGGTGGTCCCGCTCCACGCCTCGATTCAAGAGCATTGCCGGCCGATCGGGTTCGACAACGTCGCGCCGATCATCTGGTACAAGATCGCGAACGCGGTCTACGAGGTCGAAAACCGCGGCGGGTTCCTCGGCAAGCCATTCGAGCCGAACGCGGTGGTGAAGAACGACATCGAGTTCATCCTCATGCAGCGGAAGCACGGTGGCTACCGCAGCCCGTCAATTGCCGCGCGCGTCCTGAGCGTGATCTCTGGTGATAACCACCAAAAGTGGTTCCAACAGATCTGGACAGACGTCACAGGCGCTTCGACGAGGAATCACCCAGCGCCGTACCCTCTGGAGCTCGCTGAACGACTAATCCGCATGTTCAGCTTCGTCGGCGACACTGTGCTCGACCCCTTCATGGGAACTGGCACGACAAACGTCGCGGCAATGCGCTGGGGCCGCAACAGCGTTGGCGTTGAGGTCGATCCGCATTATTTCGAACTGTCGCGGAAGCGCGTCGGCGACGCGAGCGCAGATCTATTCAGTACCGCAACCATCTCTGTCGTTGAGCCAGGGGGGAAGCGTGGAGCTTCAGGCAAGGGTCGCGGAAGCAGTCAAAGAGTTCTGGCGACTGCGAGTGGTGAACACGCAGGGCGGAAAGACAATGGGGGCACTCATCGACCTGACGAAGGCGGTGTTGTGCGAGAACGGGTGCGCGGACCGGCACGTCGTCACCGGAAGTCGGCTTGAACTCCCCGGCTACTTCCGACCGGCCAAACAGTGGGACCTGATCGTCATCAGGGACGGCAGGCTGATCGCGGCAGTTGAGTTCAAGTCGCAGATTGGCTCACTAGGCAACAACGTCAACAACCGCGCGGAAGAGGCGATCGGCAACGGAGTCGATCTAGGCCGGGCGTACGAGCACGGCTTGATTCACGAGGGACTTCCGAGGCCATGGATCGGATACGTCTTCCTGCTCGAAGACTGCGACGACGCTCGCTCCGTTGTGAGCGTACGCACGCCACACTTCAGCGTGAGTCCGGACTTCACGAACGCGTCTTACCAGCGGCGGTACGAGCTGTTGTGCGAACGGCTGGTGCAGGACGACATCTACCAGGGGGCGTGCTTCTTGATGTCAGGACGCGAAACCGGTCCGCGCGGCGCCTATCTCGAACCAAATCCTGCCCTGACGTTCGAGAGGTTCACAAGCGCGCTCTGCGGCCATGTTCAGGCGCACACGTAGGAGACAACAGGCATGTCGACCGCCAAAGGCATCCGATCCGAACCGGTCGAACCGAAGAGCCCGCTGCTGAGCAAGGCCTGGCTCATCTGCAGGTATGCACACAAAGCCGCGAGCGATTTGCTGGGCCTCTATGATAGTTCCCGCAAAGTCAGGCGAAAGTCTGGAGGGCAGACAACGGACGCGGAGCAGGATCTGCTCCGCGCGATCTTAGTGTTCGCCTCTGCAGGACTTGATGGAACCCTGAAACAGATCGTGAAGGATGCGATGGCGAAGCTGGTCGAGTGCGATGAAAAGGTACAGGGCCAGCTCGCTCGCTTTGGTGCACGCAAGCTCAGGAAGTCGAAGGAAGAGGAACGTGTTGTGGACACTGAGTTCCTCGGGGAGCTTCTCGCCGGTGTCTCACCACGGAGCGCCCTCACCGATCGTTTCATTAGGCACCTCACGGCGAACAGCCTTCAGTCGACCGAGCAGGTCAAGGGCATGGCTGAGGCGCTCGGGCTGGACTTCCGTAATATCCCCGTTGAGGAGAAGCACCTTCTGGAAACGTTCAAGGTGCGCAACCAGATAGTTCACGAAATGGACGCAGATCCGGCCGGGAAGACTAGGAAACGCGTCAGCCGCCAGCGCGAGACGATGAGGGAGCACATCAACCGACTCTTACACCTCGCGGATTTCTTCTTGACTGACGTGGATAAGCGGCTTCAGTCGAAATAGCTCACTAGCCCCGCACGGACAACAGCCGTTCGGGGATCGACCTTGTATCCCCTAGTAAGCCCGTGCGGGGCGTACCAGGGGCGGGTGTCAGTCCTCCGAGAGCAGCTCGGCGATGACGATGACTCCGAGGATGACGAGAAGCCAGATCATGGCGGCTAGTAGTTAGCGAGTGGGCAGTTGGGGGCGTGCTCGAGGTGGGCGCCCGGTGCCGGCTCGTGCATGACCAGGTGCGGAAGGCTGCAGGAGCATCCGGTCAGGCTCTTCGGGTCCGTCGGCTCGTACTCGCGCCGGAACTGCTGGAGCGTCATCTGCTGGTCGCTCCACGGCGTCTCGACGAGCATGTTGCCGTCCTCGAGGCGGACAGCGCGGACGACGATCGGTTTGCGGCGGTACTTCGGAGTCATGCGGCGCGGGATCGCAGAGCGATCTCTAGGAACTTCTCCACGTCCTCGACGCTCGTGGCGACGAACGCCACTCCGCCGGCCTGACCGACTCGTGTCAGAAACTCGTCCTGGATGTCCGTCGGCATTTTACCCGGACGTTTCACTTCAATCGCGAGGAACGTCCCGCCGGGCAGGATGCCGAGGATGTCGCTGACGCCGCGAGTCGGCGAGGGACGAAAGCCGCCGCGGCCGTCGTGGAGCGGAACGCCCTGCTGGTTCACGCGGAAGGCGAAGACTCCGCGCCAGGCGAGGTACTCCAGAATCGCCCGCTGGATCAGCGACTCGCGTGGACGGAGGGCTTTCAACTTCGCCTCCATGTCTTCACGCGAGCGATTCCATGCCAGACCTGGCCGCAGACGAGACACTCACGCCTCACGACGGCAGTGAAGTTGGCCAGCCGCTGGCGGACGGCTACGAAGTAAGCCCAGATGTGCTTGTGGCGTCTCATCGTTCTCTTGGGTCAACCGGAATGGCCTGCATCATGGGCTGGGCCGCCCGGACGACAGGCAGGAGCCTGTAGCGCTCACAGGTGCGGTGATTCGGGCAGTCGCCGGACTTCTCCAGCCGGCCGTGTTCAGGGTGCTCGTTGAGCCAGGCCTTCAGCTCCGAGGCGGCCCTGGGCGGGTAGTTCCCGAAGAGCCGTTCGTTGGCCGGGCCGAGCATTGTGAGCATCTCCTGCGAACATGTTGAACCGTGCTGGAGGACTTCGAGGAGGCGGCGACCGCGGGCAGAGAGTTTCATGGCCCTAGTGGTGAACGATGAGCTGGTCGGCGACGATCTCGGTCTTCCGGAGCTTTACGCCGGTCTCCTGGTCGGCCTTGAAGCGGGTGTGGAGGTAGCCGAACACGGAGACGCGATTTCCGGGCTTGAGGTCGCGGAGCTTCTGCGCCATTGCGTCCCAGGCGGCGACGTGGTGGTGCTCGACGGTCTCCTTCCGCTTGCCGTTGGCGCGGAAGATCCGGAGCGTCTGGACGATGATTGTCCCGACTTCGTGGCCGGTGGGCGTCCGGGTGAGGCGCGGCTCGCCGACGACGTTCCCGGTGATGTGAGCTTCGTTGACGTCGGTGAGGACGTCCTCGGCTTGCACGTTCTCCGGGTCGTGGAGTGGGTCGGGGTGGCTCATGCGGCCCCCTTAAGCTGCGGTGGCACTTCGCGCGCAGTACCCTCAATGACGTCGACGAACACCAGGTCCTTGCGGGTCCCGATCTTCGACCCGAAGCGCATGATGCTGCCGTCTGGCATGACGTGCGCATAGCTGGGTCCAAGAGCACCGAGTGCGGCGTCCAGTCGAAGCTCGCCGTCAAACATGTGCTCCGGAGGAGCGAGCGGCCCACTTCCGTCCGGCTCTTCAAGGAAGTAGAGCGGTTTGCCGTTGAGCAATACACGGTGGTTCATAGGACGTAGACGTCAGCGGTGATCTGGAAGTTCTCGCCCCTTGTCAGGATGTCGAAGCGGATCTGTCCGGTACTGCCGTCGCAGGCGTAGCGGCTGCTCATCCGGTCATGGACGACGTACGTCTCGTTGGCGATGAACACCTCGGTCCCGAACGGCAGGCAGTTCGTGGCGACGACGCCGAAGTCCGGGAAGGGGCAGACGCTCGTGCCGTCGGCGGTGATGCACGGATTGCCGTCGGTCTGCTCGGGAACCGCCTGGAAGGTCGAAATCAGGGCATCCTCGAAGACGAGGAGCGGCTCTGAAGGCTCGCCATTGGTCAGACTCTGCGTTTCCTGCGTGGTTGGCTGGCTCTCCGCTGTCTCTTGACTTCGGAGGGCCTCATCCGCGGCCTGGCGTGATTCCAGGGCGTCCACGTTGGGCTGGGCCGTGGCTTCGAGCTGGCCGAGCCGCTGGTCCACGGCGCGGGGAAGGAGCGCCATGACGGTCGCCCAGATTCCGAGGGAGAGGAACAGCAGGGCGAGGTTGGCGAGCTTCCGCTTGGTTTGTGGGTGGTTGAGGTTCATGGGTTTACTGGTTATGTGCTGCTTCTCTTTCGGCTTCGAGGCTGCGGAGGCGGTACTTGAGCGCCCGCATCATCTCCGTCAGGAGGACGAGGTAGCCCTTGGCGCGGAGGAGAGCCTCGTACTCCTCGGACGCTTCGGCTCGGATGCGCGCTTTGGCGGCGGTCATGTCGGGCGTGGACAGCAGGTCGTTGAGCATCCGGTTGTAGGCCATTTCGCGGTCGACGATTTCCTCGTTGACGTTCCCGATGAGCGACGACAGCTCGGTCAGGACGATTGAAGCCTCGTCGCCGGTCATGTCCTTCGCCTTCAGGAGCCGTGCGCGGTAGTCGTCGATCATCTCCCGTACGGTCATACGCTGGCCTCCAGCCCGGCCTTCACGGCCTTACCTGCGCGGCTGATTGGCTCTCGGCTGACCACGCTGGCAGGACCGGCCGGCTTCACCGGCTCCGGCATCGTCCGGTTGAAGTCCTCGACCGCCTTGTTCGGGGCAGGTTTCGAGGATGCCGGCTTCGGGGCGAACTTGGCCGGGGTGATCGGCGAGTCCGCGAGCCGCTCGCCTTCGTCGAGTTCTGGGGCGTACTGCGTGCCGTAGCCGCAGAGGGCAAGCGCACGACCGATAGCGCCGGTCTCGGCCTTCTCGATGTAGTCAGGGAAGTCGGTCGGCGTCTCCTGCTTCGTTGCCGTGGCGATGAGCCGGCCGTTCTCGTCCTTGATCCGGGCGACGCAGATTGCGCGCTTGCCGGTGTCCTCCATGGTCAGAAACTCCGTCTCGATTCCCCACGCCGGGTGCTCCTCGCGGAACCAAACGAGTCGGTGGGCAACCTGGAGGTAGGGGTTCTTCTTGACGACCCAGGTGTTCGTCGTCTTGTCGAGCGACTTCCGTTCCATGATGAGGAACGGCAGTTCGGTCCCCTTCGGGGTTTTCATGGTCGTCGGGACCGGCTTGGTTGTTGATTGGGTAGTCATGCGGTGAGTCGGTTAATGATGTCGCTGGCGGATTCCATGGTGAGCTGGTCTCGCATCGGCTTCTGCGGGTCGAGGTCGAGGTGGAGCTGGTCGTTCACGAACTCCACGATGTCAGAGTCAGGCAGGTAATCGCTCGGCCTTTGGTTGAGCTTCCGGTAGGCGATGGCGCGGATCGCGTTGCACTGCTTGTAGGTGGCCTGAACGCTCATGCGTGGCCTCCGAGCAAGGCGTCAGCGAGACGCACCTTCGCGTCGGCCTCCTCGTCCCAGGCGCGGGCCGGGGGTTGGTCGTCAATAAAAACGTCCTCGTCCGACGCGGCGGCGAGGTCTTGCAGGTACTGGCGCTGACCGTTGCGGTCGGCGTGCTCCAGTGCGATAGCGACGACTTCAGGAAACGTGATTGCCGCCTGGACGGTGGTAATCGCCATGATGCTGGCGCGTTCCTGCTCGTGCTCTTGATACGTGCGCATGTGCGCTCCTTTCTCTTATGCTCTTATGACTCTTGGTGGTTCGATCGCTTCCCCCTCCGGCCTGCGTCCGTCCGTGCTGCCTGAGTTTCCCCGCCTCGCAGCGGCACAAGGCATGGATGGGCAGCAGGCAAGAGAGGGAAAGAATCGAGAGATCGGAGGAACCGCCAGAAAGTTGAGCGGAATGGCGGCTCTCTACAGAGAAGGGGTGGAGCCTGGAAGCTCCTCGGAACTCTCGGCGGTCAGGGGATGACCGGACTTGGAAGGGGCGGTCGGGGCGACCTGTAAACCTATGATAGCACGCTGTTTAGCGGCAGTCAACGGTGTTTATCCACAGGCGTCTTTGCGACGACGACGAACCGCTGCAGGTGTTCGTCCCAGCGATAGTGCGTGATTGCCCTCTTGGTCCGTACTCTGATTAGTCTGTTCTTCCAAATCATACGTTTTACGACTCTTACTAGCGCCACCCCATAATTCCGCTCCCTGGGGGTGTGCTCGCGACCGAAGAGGGTGTTTCAGCCGGGGGGTGGTATTCGCGCTCCACGCTGCCAGCCAGTCTCGATCATCTGACTGACAGGGCGGAGGGCGCTACTCGGCTGCCGCTCAAGTCCTGTTGGTTATGCTCGTACAGCACTTATGACGAGCCCGGTCGGAGTTGTAAGGCGCGCGGAATCGCCTCTGGTCCAACGACGGTCAGGGCGACTCCTGCATGGAAACTGTTTGTCTCGTTGGACGCCTTCAGTCTTGCACCTTTCCTTCCTTCCGTGAAGACCCCGGTTTTCCACAGGCCAGGCGGCGGGACCGTTCCCGGAGCTGCGCACGGAGCACATGCTGCTTCTCGATGAACGCGTCGATGGCGAACGTCGAGCAGCGGAACGCTTCGATGACCGAACGCTTGAGACGCGGCCACAGCGGATTGTAGGAGCGTTTCATGCCGACACCTCCTCTCCGTTGACGATTGCGCGTCCCTTCGTGATCTTGACCGGGAACGGCGTCCAGGTCGTGTCGGTCAGGTAGCCGTAGACGAAGCCCGCCTGCCAGTCCGCGGGCTTGCCCTTGACGTAGTCGAGGGGGACGCAGCCGCAGCCGGCCTCGGTCCAAACGATGTCGCCTTGCCCGGCGGTCTTCCAGACTTCGGAGAGGCGGTGGGTGTGTCCGGAGACGCCGGAGCGCCACCAGTCGTCCATTTCCCGGTAGGCGGTATATCCGGACTTCTTTGACGCTAGGTTGCCGTGCTTGAAGACGACGCCGCGGTACTCCATGTAGCCCGGCTGGACGTAGGCGATCTTGAGCGGCTGAAGTCCAAGGAGCGACGGCAGGGAGAGGGAGCGGAGGGACCACAGAGCCATCGCGTTTCTCAAGACGAACTTGTTGAGCCGTTCCTCGTGGTTCCCTTCGAGGAAGAACATGCGGCACCGGGGGCCGGCCGCCTCCCGGTAGCCTCGGATCAGGGCGTGCGTGCCGTCGATGTCGTCCTGGAGTTTCGCCAGGCGGTCGGGGGTCTGGTTGAACTTGCTGACCTGGTAGAAGTCGCAGTGGTCGCCGCCCAAAAACACAACGTCCGGCTTCAAGAGCCGGATCGCGTTGAGTCTGCACAGGAAGGTGGCGTCGTCCTGGTATGGGACGTGGTCGTCGGAGACGAAGACGACGGTTTCCTGTTTCATGGCCTCCGGGGTTAGCGCCGCAGCCTCTGAACCGTGAGGCGGGCGCTGTTGGCGAGGCGGAGGGGGCGCGACGACCGCGCAGGAGGAGGGTAGACCAGCGTCGCCCGGATGTACGCCGGGAGCAGCTCGGCAGTGTGGTCCCCCGGGTGCGAGTACGTTCCGGTCGTGGCTTCGTAGACGTAGATCGTGAGGCGGATGCTCGTTCGCCCGGTCAGGTTGATCTCGTCGTCGACGACCAGCGGGATGTCCATGAGCCCGGTCGCGGTCGGACCGCTGCCGAGAATGTGGTAGTTGCTCGTGCCGTACGACGCGTTCGGCCGACCCTCGTCGTCGGAGGTAAGCGTCGCGCCGTTCACGTCGGTCTTCGAGGTATTGAGCACGAAGGCGAAGCTCAGACCATCGTCGTACCCGTCGACGATGAAGGGCTTGAACGACGCATCTTGCAGCTTCACGCCGGCCGGAAGCGCGCCGTACTGCGCGACGTTCGGCGACCAGTAGGTGTCGGTCTTCTCCGAGAAGCCGGTGCCGCCGTTCGGGGCACTCGGCGAGGACATGAAGACGAAGCAGTAGGACGTGTCGACCGTCACCACGCCCTCAATGTTGCTGATGAGCCCATCCTGTCCGTCGGGCTGGGGAAAGACGCCTTCGCGATAGAAGGTCATCGCCATGACCGCCGCCGGGACCATGTTTGCAGCATCCGAGAACCGGAAGCTGGCGTTGGCGATCGATCCGTTGCGCGAGGGGTGCTCGCTCTCGTAAGCGACTGACCGATAGTGATTCATGGCCACCCCGACGTTGGACGACGCGTTGCGGGCAAAGCCGTCGGAGACGTAGTTCGTGCCGTTGATCATCGTGGTGATCAGGGACGAATTCCAGCCCATGATGCCGATGATGATCTGGGCCGGCGCCGAGCGGGTCGGGGTGTTGCCCGGGGTCCGGACCTGGGTGTTGACCGTCGGCGTGAGGATGCGGCCAGAGCCCTGATCGTAGGGAGTGGAGAGGCCGTAGGAGAGCATCCCCGCGTACTCGGCGACCATGATCGAGGCCTTCACTGACGAGGCGAAGTTGACGGTGATGAGCGTCGGGCTTCCGACGGGACGGAGGCAGGTCCAGCCTTCGGCGTTCACTCCGGCGCCGTTGCTCAGTTTGTGCTTCGTAGCGTCCGGGCAGGACCAGGTGTTGCCCGCGTCGTCCGTGATGCTCGTAATCTGCGCGCCGGCGGTGCCGTCGTAGGAGGAGCCCAGGATCAGGCCGCTCCGAGCCGCCAAGGCAAAGGTGATCGGAATCTGGTGGCTGATGGCAGCCGTGTTCGTGTCGTAGAACGCGGTGTGGAGCGCGTTATCGGTGGACGGCGTGGACGGCATAGTGCGCTGTCTTCGGTGTTGAGCCGATCTCGAGGAACTTCGGGCCGAATGTGCGCCTCAGCTCGGCAAACTGCGCCGTGCCGAAGTCGGGACGGATGGAGCATGGCGAATCGTTGTTCCACGGATCGAGTCCATCAATCCAGTCGCCGGATTCGTTGAAGTCGCCGAAGTTCAGTCGGCGCGGCCGGAGGGGCACTGGCTCACGCCGCGGCCGGTAGGTCCCGTCCGGTTGTCTGTCGACCCGCTGCCTTGACTCCGGGTGGTAGGGCTTGTCCTCGAGGATGCGGTAGCAGGCCTTCTCCGGGACGTCCTTGATCGATGGCTCCTGAAACGACAGTTGGAATCGCAGCCCGAATTCTCGGTAGAGCTGACGCAGCGGCTCAAGGGCCGCCTCGAATGCCTTGCGGTTGGCCTTAGCGGCAGCAATGGCCGCTCGGCGGCGCGCTTCAGTGCCGACCTCGAAGTTGAGGTCGAGGTCCGAGTGAAGGTCAGCCGCGTCGCGGGCGAACGAGCCCGTCACAGCCAGATCATCCAGGACAAACAATGGCGCCAGGCGCTGCTTCACCTCGGCGACAATGCCCCTGATGCGGGCCTTCACCCACGAAGGGAAGTCAGCGTAGGAGGGGAATCGGACGGCTGGGTGCTTCATTTCAGCTCGCCGATGGCCGCCGTGTTGGACGAGCCGCTGGCGGCCTTGATGTAGACGGGCTGCTGGTCCCCGACGTCGATCCAGATGTCTCCGCCGGTGCCGTCGCCGGCAGCTGTTTCCTTGGAGAGCGGAAAGACGCAGGCGTCCGAGGCGAAGCCCCATAGCAGCACAACGGTCGAGGTGTTCTTGATGTAGACGCCGCGGCGGTCGGTCAGTCGGTTGGAGCCGTGCTTCACCTCCGTCGCGGAGCTTCCGATGCTCGAGAGGGACTTGGCGAGACTGGCACCTTCATTGATCGGCTGGCTGCGGACTCGGCGCTCACCGATCTCATCGGTGAGCTTCTTGTGCTCGCGGACGTCGATGTCGTGCTTTGAAGACATGGGTTAGCGGTTACGGAAGTACTCTCGGGCCTGCGGTGTGGCGTACTCGCCGAACAGGGCAGAGCGGATGGCGTTCAATGGCCCTTCGTCGATGAAGAACCGCAGCCGCCCGCTGGGAGTCTCGGAGTAGCCCTGATTGAAGGCCTGGAGGCCCTTGATGGTCTTCCGAGCCTGAGCACCCCCGGTCGGCGGCAGAAGCGCGAATAGTGGCTTCTGGAGCTCCTGGGTAAGCGTGGCGTCGCCAGAGAGGATGCCGATGAGGTTCGGGAGGCTCCCGCCGATCGGAATGCGTCCGCCGGCGGCGATAGACGTGAAGGGGAGGGCAGCCACGATCTCACCGACGGGCGTGTTCTGGTCAGTCGGGTCGAGAAGCTCCGTCGCATCAGCTCCCTCGCCGACACGGCCGACGAGGTTGACGACCGCATGGACCGGGTCAAGGGCGGGTCGTCGACCGACCGTGCGCTCGTAGAACTCGTTGAAGAGGTACGAGTACAAGGCAACCTGGGTGAGTGCCGATGCGACCTGGCGTCGGTTGAGCTTCAGTGTGCGCGGGACGTCCTTGAGGATGAACGAGAGCTGGTTGTTCACCTCGACCTGAAACTGGGTCAGCGCCCCAAGCGTCTTCGAGTTGAAGAACAACGGCTGCTGCCCGAAGGACCGGTCCGCAAGGAGTCTGGCAGCGTAGTCGTCGGCCGCCTTCATAGCGTCGGCCTTCGAGAGGCCGTTGCGCAGCCCCTCGTAGTACTTTCCGCCGACGACGGTGTTGGCCGTGAACTGGTCGACGACGCGGAAAAGCCAGCTCACAGCATCCTTCGCGCGGGTCGTCAATTTGGGAGCGATGGCCACCTTCGGAAAGCGGCGGGTGAGAAACGCGCTCTTGATTCCGTCGATGACAGCCGGGTCCTTGAACGGCACGGCCAGCGCTTCGAAGAGCGCACGCACAGCCGCCGGCTTCGAGGTGGTGGCCAGGGACTGAGTAAGCGGGATGTAGTTCGTGAGCGCCGCCGAGACGGAACCGCCGACGAGGTTGGCGCCTGTGCGGCGGCGCAGGCCGTCGAAGACCCGCAGGAACTTCCGGCCGAAGACCTTCTCGATCGGACGGTCGATGATGTTCTGCTTACCGGCCAGCATGTTCGTGAGTTGCTCGAGGTACGCGTGGAAGTTCGACAGCCTTGTGCTGTCCTGCTCCGGGAGGAGCTTCACGAGGGCACGCTGAAAGGCTCGGAAGCGCTGAATCGTCGGGGTGAGGTGGATCTGTCGCACGGCGGGGTCGATGTACTTGTCGAGGGCGGTAATCAGCCCCTCGTGCGTCGAGCCATACTTGCGGCGCTTGCCGAAGGCGAAGAACTGTCGGCCCGGCTTCGTGTCGACGTTCATCGCCGAGATCTCCGTCGGCAGCGTGTCCCGGCCGCCTGAGAGGAAGCTCCCCAGCCGGTCCAGGAAGGCGCCCATTTGGCGGGTGTGCGTGACGTAGTTCTGTCGCTCGGCGACCGGCTTGTAGCCGTACGCCTTCAGGACGCCGTTGATGCGCCGCAGAAGTTCCTTGTACACGAGACGGCCGGCGTCGGCGGCGGTCTGGATGGCCTGGACTCGGTTCTTCGTGAGCACCTTGCCCAGCTCCTCAAGGGTCACTTTGCCCTCGATGAAGTCGGCGGCGAGGAAGTCCTCTTTCGAACCGCGGCGGATGCGCACCCCACGGAAGATATTCTCCAGCTCTTGGCGGACCCGGCTTGCAAGCTCCGTGGCAGACGTCAGGTCGCGCTTCAGTGGCTCGGAGAGGTAGTCCCTGACACGGGGCGCCGCGGCGCCGAAGGTATCCTCGATGTTGCGATCGAGTGTTTCGCGTTGGTAGGCGAAGGGTGAGCGGTCCCTAACTGGCGCTGTGCGGAGTTCCTCAAGCGGGAAGGGCGAAGAGCCCGGAGGTTCGGGGATGATCGGCTTCTTGCCAGGCGGCAGGACGTTCTTGAAAGCCGGCGCCTTGGGTGGTGTCGGACGCGGAGTCGTTCCGGCCGGAATGGGTCCGTATGGCTGCTCGTTTGAGCTGCGGAGGTTGTAGTCCTCCATGGCTTGCCTGAATCCTCGCTGGTCGGCACGAAATCGGGCTTTGGCCTCGCTCGGGGTCGGCAGGCGCGGCTCGAGGGAAGCTCGGAAGGCCGGTTCGTCGAAGACAGGAACAGGCGCCGGCGGACCGAACACGTCGGCAAGACGCACGAGCGGGTCAGGAGCGGCCGGTGCCATTGCCGTCTGAGGCGGCGCCTCACGAAGCGCCTGCTGAGCAGCCTCGGTGATCAGCGCCCGCACGCCTTCGGTCGTTTCCTCAGGCAGCGAAGCCAGGAGACGCCGTTCCGCTTCGTCAACGGTGCGCGCTCCACGCATGGAGACACGAGAGACGGACTCACGGAGCGAGGACGGTAGTTTGCTCGCAACGAAGTCGCGCATCCGAAGGAGCGTGAACGGGCTCGCCTTTGGGGCCTGTCCAGTCGGAATCCGCTCGGCGACACGGGCGATTCCTTCACCGCGCTCAGCCGGGAGCATGACGTTGCCGAAGTCCAGAACCTGCATGTTGCTTCGCGCCCAGTTGGAGATCGCGGTCCTGGCCGTGGCGGGAGCGTTCTCGGGAAGGGCAGCGAGCAGCACGCTCTCAGCTTCGGGTACGGAGCGCACGCCACGCAATGAGACCTTCCGGACGAGAGCGGCTACTTCGGGAGCATCGCGCTGGATCTGGTCGGCCGCCTGCGTCTGATAGGAGCGGAGCACCGTCGGGCTGACGATTGCCTTCCCTTCGGTCTGAACGGTTGGGCGTCGGTTGGAGCCAAGGACTGCTTCTGCGACAGAGACGTTCGGGCTGCGCAGCATGGCGCCATAGCCAAGCGCGAGGTTGAGCGGGTCGCCGAAGCCGGCCGCCAGTTGCGCTCCAGCGGCCGTCACTGGACCAAGTGCGCGGGCAATCGGCTTGAGGATCTCCGGAAGAGTCTGCTCACCTTGGACCTGAAGCTCGATGGCGCGCTCGGGGAGCGACTTCCCACCCTCACGGAAGGGCTCTCGGACGAAGTTCTTGGCGGCTGGGAGTTTCGCGCTCGGGTTGCGAGAGAAGGCCGTGGTAGGAAGCGTCGCCGCGGTGCGGACAAGGCCCTCACCGAGTTTCGGGAGGAAGTCGAGGACCTTCTTCGGGATGTGCGCGCTCCGGTTGAGAAAGGAGACCAAGCCGTTCAGCTTCTTGGCCTGCTTCTTCGGAACGAGGTCTGAGAAGTCGAGCGCCATGCGTCATGTGGCTGGTTACTTGAACCCGAGTGCTGCGTCGATCGCGCTGCCGTAGGTCGGGTACTGACCAAGGAGCCGGGCGCGCACGTCCTTCTTCTTGGCACCGGTTCGAACCGCGTCGACTCCAGCCTGCAGGTCAACGTCGAAGTCGCCGTACTTGTCAACGTCGGGTTCGTTTCCGAGCGCGGCCGCGTCCTGCGGGTTGAAGGACCCCTTCAGAAAGTCCGCGCGAGACGCACCCGGAACCATCCCGGCGGCCTGCTCGACGGTAATCGGATTGCCCTGAGCATCGAGGAACTCGAAACCGCCGGACGTGTCAGGGCGACGGGTGCCGTAGTTGGCGAGGAAGTAGCCCAGCGGGTCCTTGCGAGCGTCCGCGAACGTGCTGTAGGGGGGCGCCTTGGTTGATCCGCGGAACCGCGCCGAGATCTGCTGCTTCGTCAGGTAGTCCTCAAGCTCCTGCCTTCGCTTCTGCTCGTCGATGAACGGCTGGTACGCCGCCTGGGCGTCTTCGATTCCAAACCGGGAGGTCTGCAGCTCCCGATCGAAGAGCCGGGAGGCGGCATCCGTGACGCGGGACAGGTGTTCTCGACCGCCCTGCTGCTGCTGACGCACCAACGCCATCCGGGTCTCCGGAGTGATGTAGGTCTCGCTGTTCGGGTCCGTGTACTTCGGGTCGGCGTAGCGCGACTCAAGCCCGGCGCGGCTCAGTTTCAGCTCGGGACTGGCCGTCTCAGCCGAGCGACGCACGACGTCAGGCAGGGCGTAGCCCGCGAGGTATCGGGCACGGTAGCGGCGCGTTGCGGTGTCGAGGTTCCCGGCGGCTTGTTCGGCGGTCAGTGGTTTGGTGGCCATAGTCGTCTAGTAAGAGAACTCGTACTTGTTGCCTGGGTCGGAGAGGTAGCCTGCGAGGGCGGCCGCGCGGTTTTGCTTGTTCTGGAGGAGGCGCTTGCGTCGCTCCTCAGCGGAGTCGTACGTGAATCGCGCCGATTGCCGTGCGGCATCCTCGGCCGACTGGTCGTAGGGCTTGAGTTGTCGCTGGACAAACTGGTTGGCGAGTGTTCCGGACGCCCCACCGGCGGCGAGTTGCTCCTCAGTCTGGGCCAGCGCCAGCGCTCGGTTTGCCGACCGGCGACGGGCCGCGGTTTCCGCGTCTTCCGTGAACCGGGATGTACGCAGGTCAGACTCACGTGCGATGTCTGCCGCGTTTGCCGTGTACGTCGGGTCAAACTGGGTGGCGAACCGGGCCGAGAGATCGGCATCGCTGACGGGCTTCGGGAGGAGTGCGTCGACGAGCGCCTGAAGCTGCCCCTCCTGACCGACGCGGCTGCTCGGGTCCTTGAGGAGTGCCGCCCGAAGCTGGCTCGACGGTTTCCCCGTCCAGTACGCGATTTCGCCAGGCGTCACCGCGCGTCCGAAGGCGTCGGTGAAGGCAGCGGCGATCTCTCTGGGAGTCAGTGCAGCCATAGGTGTTATCTAGCCAAGGTAGCGGAAGTTGCTGAGGAGCTTGCGGGGCTTGCCGTCGATGACGATGTGGCCGTCGACGATCTGCGTGACCCGGCCCTGCCAGGGGTCGTACACGTCTCGGCCGGGGAGCCGGGCAACCCAGTGATTGAAGCGGCCGAAGGCAACCTGCTGCAGCGTGTACTTCTTACGAAGGCGCGCCCAGAGGCCCGAGCCGAGGTAGCGGAGCCGTCCGTTCGTCCACTGCGCGACCTTCGACCAGATGAACAGGCCTTCCCGGGTGAAGCCGGCGTTTTGGTTCAGCCAGTCCACAAAGAAGTCAGGAGCGTGGTCTTTGCCCTCGAAGCGATTGCACTGGTGCAGGACGGCTAGGGCCAGGCAACCGAACAGGTCGACGGTCAGGCCCGAGGAGTCGAGCGGCTTGTCTTTCCACTTGGGGTCGCGCTGGGTGTAGGGGGTAGGCATGGGCAGAGTAGTTAGGTGGGTAAGGCTTTGACGACGGTCGCAACGAGGGCGCCGACGACAGCCATAAGGATGAGTCCGACGAGGCCGTACGTGATTGCCTTGACCGGGAGGAACTCGTCGCGGTCGACCTTCTTCGAGAGCGAGTCCTTGATGTAGCGCAGGTCGGCGAGCACCTGCCCCTGGAATTGGCCCTGGTCGAAGCTCTGATCGCCGTTCATTCCGAATCTCCTTGATGCACGGCGACAGCGTAGCTACCCGGCTGGTTCTCCCAGTAGGCGACCAGCTCAGGGGTGATGTCGTCCTCGGCGTAGTACACGACCTTGCTTTGGTCGTCCTTGCGAATTGGCTGCTTGATGTCGGGCATGGGCGATCGGTTAACGGATTAGTCGGGACCGGCGTTTCGCCAGCCGCCGTTGATGTAGAAGTACCAGCGATGCGCAGTGCCACCTGCGTTCTTCCAGAGCAGGACCATGCCTTCGGCGCCGGACGGCAGGACGCCGTCCGTTACGCGGGCCATGATGGCGTAATCGCTGAAGGTAATCTGGTCGTTGGCAATCTCGATGGCGTTGCTGCCATCTCGTGCGTAGATCCGCCAGAGGTTAGTGGACACGCCTTCGGCGAATTTTGCGCCGTCGTCGTAGAAGCCGCCGCCGGCGTCAACCTTGCCGGACACGTCGTAGTCGCCGGTGGTCGTGACGTTGCCAACGTTCGTGATGGCTCCGGTGCCGCTTGTGAGGTCAAGCTTGCTGCCGGCAATGGCGGCATCGTCCGCGACGTGCACATTGCCGAGGTTGTTGAGCGTGCTCTGAACTGTTGCCAGTGCGTTGGCGATCGGCACGGGCGACTCGAGCTCGTCAACGGCGATTTCGGAGAGGTCGAGGTCTAGGGCTGTGGCTGCCATAGGCGTGGTTGATTACTTAAATCCTTCGAGGGGTTGATGATGTGGGGTAATACCGAGGAAGCGGAAGGGTTGGTTGATTCCGGAGTGCGACACCCGGAACTGGAGCCCGCGGGCTTTCGTGACGGTGAAGCCGCGCAGATAGCCCTCGATGATGTCCTGCCCCTGCCAGTACTTGCCGGTGGCCTGCCAGAGCGAGCCGTCGAGCGCCCAGCGTTCCGCGTCAGGGGCTAGGTCGATGAGTGCTTCTCGGAAGCCCCCAAGCGTTGAGGAGCGCCAGCCGAGCTTGACGAAGTACTGCGTGGTGGCGGCATCGAACTGGTAGAACAGGTGCTTCCAGCGGTTCCGGCGGTGCCTGCCTGCCGGGGTCTTGAACGGCAGAACGTAGTAGGCGCTCATGGCCGCCCCGTTGTGGTTGTAGCTGGCGGCCGCGTCATCGACGTAGCGCTTGTACGTCCCGGAGTTGCCCGCGCTCCCGCCGAAGATCAGTTGCTGTTTCCCGTCGGACTGCTCAAAGACGCAGAAACAGGCAGCCGGCCAGTCCTTCAGGAGCCAGGCACCGGTCCGGGGCTTGAAACGCAGGACCTTCGTGTTCACGGTCTGGCCGGAGGGGGTGTACGCGAGCCAGTACTCGTTCTGGTACCACTCGCCCGCGAGGTTCGACTCCTTCGACTGATCCATGCCGTAGAACTCAGGCTCCACGACGCCGGAGAGGTAGTCGTCCTGGGAGTAGCCGCGGTGCCTCCACGCACCCTGCCGGTTGGCGAAGTAGTGATAGCCGTCGGTGCCCTGAATGATCGACCGGAGCGCGGTGGTGGACTGGGAGCCAAGCGGAGTAAACGCTAACACGCTGAAGGTCAGAGCCGACCAGGAGTACTTCATCCGTTCCTTGTAGACGATCTGGCGGCTGCCCAGGTGGCGTAGCGCGACGATCTTGCCGGCCCCGTCCTTCTTCCAGCACTCGATGTCGCCGCCGCCTGCGAAGTTCTCGTAGTCTCCGAGCGCGGAGTAGTTGATCTTCGACGCGTCGTTGCCGGCGGTCCACAGGCGGTCGTTGAAGAAGTCGATCGTGGTGCCGTTGTCGATGCCGGCGACCGTTGTGGAGACGGTGCCGGGGTCGAACGTCCACTTACGGGGCGTATCGACGCCGTTGACCATGTACACGATGTCGTTGGCGACAACGAAGTCCCAGACACGACCGGAGGTGAGCCCGGTGGCGATCGAGGTCCATCCGGTGCCATCCCGGCACTCAATAACCGTGCCGCGGGACCGCAGGAGCCGTTTCGTGCCGTCGGACTTGTAGGCCGCGAAGACGCGGGTGACGACGTCGGAGCCGGAGAACGTGCCTTCGGCGGTGTAGCCGAGGTCCGTCTTCACGATTCCATCCTCGGTAATGTCAACGTTCAGGAGATCCGGCGACTCGTTCGTGAGTGTTCTGGGGTCGTCCCGGAGGTTGAGCCCGCCGAACGGTCCATGCAGAGGGAGCGGGAGCCACTCGTCCGTATCGGAGATGATTGGGCGTGCTTTCGGCATGGGTGTGGTTCAGGGCTCGGACCCTCTACCGCCGGAGGAGGGCAGTAGAGGATCTGAGCGCTCAAGGGTAGTTCGGGTAGCGGGCACGGATGTCGGTCCAGGCGACGCTCTGGCGGCGGATGCGCTTGTTCAGCTTGCCGATCAACCGTTCGATTGCGTTGTCCACGTTCGTGAAGTGCGCCACAGCCTTCGCGAACTGGCCGTTCTGCTCCCGGTAGAGACCCTTGGCGTACTCCGCGATCAAGGGCTGAAAGACCGCCAGGCACTTCGGAACGTCGGCGTCGTCCGTGAACTGGGCATCCTGCTTGACGTACGCCAAAGTGCCCGTGGTCGTCTGGGCGGGCAGGACGCCGATCTCGGACCCCCAGAGGTAGAAGACGTAGGGGTTCGACTCGTCGGAGTACTCGTTGCGCTGCTCGTAGTCGATCTGGGTGCGGTAGGCGACGCCGTCGATGAGCAGCTCCACAAGGTGGACGAAGTCGGAGGGGAGGTCGGCAACGCCGTCGGTGAAGCTGAGGGACTGTGTCGTCTCAAGCTCGGGCAGGATGACGAACTGCTGGAGGTACTCGTAGCCGCGGTTCAGCCAGCCGAGGAGGACGTTCCCGTCAACGGTGTCGTCGACGTCCTGCAGCACGATGTTCTTGAGAGATCCGACGTTCATGGGGCTATTTCATGAGCTTGATGAGTTCCTCCTTTCCGGCTTCGAAGTCTCGTTCGTCGAAGACCACGTCTCCGATGTGCCCGACCTGGACCCGGCTGTCGAGCCAGACCTGGAGTCCGGCCTCCTTCGCCCGCCAGCAGAACGAGGAGTCCTCGTGCAGCTCGCCGTCCGTTTCGGGGAAGAAGAGGAATCCGAAGGGTTTGGGACCGACCTTCTCCAGGGCGTGGCGAGAGATCAGCGTGAAGGCCATACCGCAGGAATCGACCGGTTGGAGCGCGTCCTTCTTGTAGTCCAGGAGGACGTGGACCCGGCCCTTCTTCGCCGGATCGGTGTCGAACATGCCGACGACCGGCTTGACCGGGTACTGCCGTGAGAAGGCGTTCCCCGTCACAATGTCCTTGTGGTCGGCGAGCAGCTTCTCCAGCGCGTCATGCTTGAACACCATGTCGTCGTCCACGAAGAGCAGGTAATCCGGCTTGTTCGGGTGGGCCAGGAAGGCCTTGGCGACGGTGTTCCGCGCGAGGTGGATGACGCTTCCGCGGTGGAACAGCGAGAAGGCGCGGTACTGGGGGCTATTGAGGACGCTGATGATGCACGTCGCCGTCTCCGGCCAGAGCTGTCTGGCGCAGACGGTCGCGACCATCACGAGCGGTCGGGTTTCAAGGTGCTTGCGTACTTTCGAAAACATGGCTCCTCCGGTGCGGTCAATTACTCTTCGTCGGAGGAGTCGGCGCCCTCGGCGGCGGCTTCATCGTCAACGTCAGCGGCAGTTGTCGGCTTGGCTTTGACGCCGGCGCGTTGTCCGGCGCGGGTGCGCGGTCGCGTGACTTCCAGTTCTTCGCCTTCGGCGGAGGAGGCAACGGCGGGATTGACCGTCGCCGACAGGTCGTCCTGGTTCTCGAAGTAGTCGATGCCGTACGACCGGTCATTCCGCAGGAACTCGATGATTTCCGGGTCGGAGGTCGTAAAGACACCGTGGTCAAACTCAGCGGTCTTGCCCGGCGTGTTCATGAACCGTCCGTCAACGATAACTTTGCTGCGCGGGACGACGACGACTCGGAGCTTCGTGTACTTCGAGTAGAACGTGACTGCCGCGCTCTCTGACTTTCGTGCCATAGATGTGGTGGCTAATGGTTCAAGTAGGGGCTGGTGCCGCCCTTCCCGCTCCCCCCAAGTCCCGCAGGGCTTGGAGGAGAGACGGGGAGAGAATCACCTAGTACTGCAGGACGTCTTTGAGGATGGCGTGGGTCTTCTCCTGGACGACCATGAGACCAGCCTCGGTGATGTACTCGTCCTTTTCGCCGTCCTGGTCATTGGCCTGGACGTTCATCTTCAGCCGCGTGTCGCGGTTCTGAAGCGGGCGGTACATGACGTTTTCAAGGTCGACGAGGAAGGCGTAGCCGCCGTACTCCTGGTTGGTTGCCCCGGCTCCCTCGAGCATGTCGTGGGAGATGATCAGCACCTCACCATGCGGCGAGAGGTACTGGGCAATCGCGATCCCGTAGGTCTTGTCCTTCGGGAACATCTGGAGCTTGCCCTGCGCCCATGAGCTGATGGCGCTGACGATGAGTCGCGAGGCGAACAGGTACTTCTTCCGGCTGCCGTACCGGAAGCCAGAGCGGAGGAACGACTCGAACTCGGCTTCGGTGAGGGTTCCGCCGGCGTCCGTGACGTTCGTGGTGATGAACGTGTTGAGACCGCGGGTGTACCGGCGCGGGTGCGTGCCGGACGTGTCGATAGCGCGCTCACCGAAGAAGAACGCTCGTTCTAGCTTCTGCGAGTGCTTGATGCCGACGATGCGGCGCTGCTCCGGGAGGTCCGGACCGGTGTACGTGTCCGTCTCCATCATCGTCCCGGTGTCTTCGATGGACGACTTGAAGATCTGGCAGTAGTTGTAGACCTCGGCCGAGAGTCCGGTGTTCGCTGTCGCGGAGGTTGTGCCTTCCTCGAAGGCCGAACCGATGATCCAGAGCGGTTCGTTGTCAGCGAGGGCGCCGGCAGCGGTTTCACCAACGCCGCGAACGACCGTCAGGATGTTCGTCGAGATGGCCGTGACGCGCATGACTTCACCCGTGGACGGGACCTTGACGGTGTCCTGCGGGGAGAAGTAGCTGCCGTTGTCGACCACGATGGAGGTCGAGCCAGCGGTGTAGCCGGTCGAGTAGTTGACGGCGTCGATGTAGCTCTCGATGTTCTGCTCGAACCACGAGAACTTCGGGTTGGTCGTGACTTTCTTCCGAAGTTTCGCGGTCAGGGCCACGAGAGGGGCCTTGTTCGCGTCAAGCAGGTAGAGCTTGTTGTCGACGTCGGGTTTGATTTGGGCGGCGGTGATGTTGCCAGTACCGCGCGCCCCTGAGAGGTTGGCCATGAATGTGGCTGGTTGCTATCTAAGCACGGTGTTGTCGTGTCCTCCTGCTGCTGTAATTTCGTCGAAGATGTCTCCTTCGCCCGCCGGTTTGCCGGTAGATCCGGTGCCGGTCTCCGAGTTGTCTGACGACAGGTCTCGGAGCTTCTTCTGCTTGCGCCCCTCGGCTGCGTCGGCAAGTTGCTTGCCGGCGACCGCGTAGTAGAGCGTGTCAAGGTCCAGCTTGCCATCGGTCTGCTGATCGAGCTTCGCCATCGCCACGCGATGCTTCGCGCGGTCCGGGTACTTCTCGAAGTAGCTGTCGACCTGGGCCTTGGCCTCTCTGAGCTCAAGCGGTGTGACGACCTGCCGGGCGGTGGCCTGGCCGGCCTCCATCGAAACTTCCGCCACGAGTTCAAGCGATGCGAGGTGCTCTGCGCTGAGCGTCTTGGGGTCGACGCCTCGGCGTTTCAGGGCACTCTCGACGGCCGCTCGGGCCGGGGAGGGCTGGTTGCCCTGATCGCCCGGCTTTTTGGGACCGCGCTGGGCTTCCTCGATGGCGTCCTTCGCTTCACGCATGCGCTCCTGGAACCGCTGGTTCATTGAGCGATACTGCGCCTTGAGCTCGGGTGGGAGCTTTGCGACTTCTTCGGGTGTAAGGAGCTGTGCTTCGGTCTTCTCGCTGCCCTCTTGAGAGTCAGCGTCATCCTGCTCGCTATCCTCCGTGCGTTCCGAGCCGTCTGCCGCGCCCTCGTGGGCTTGGTTTCCGTCCTGGGACGCGCCGGTGTTCGTTTCCGCTTGTTCGGTACCGTCCTTGTCGTCGTCGGCCGCAGCTTGCGCGCCGTCGTCGGTGGAGTTCCCGAGTGCGGAAGACTTGTCGGTCGTGTCTTCCATGGGGGTGTCCGTTTACGAAATGAGCCAGTCGCCTGATGGCGCTGGCACGGTAGGGATGAACGCCCTTGGAAGGATTCACCCCTCCGTGCAAACGCACCAGGAGGATTCCAAGGGCTGTCGTTGTGGAAAGGGACTAGGCGAGCTCGCCGGTAGCCGCGCCTTCGGCCGGCTCTTGCGCGGCCTTCTTCTCCATCGCCTTGATGAACTGCCGCTGGCCTTCAATCTCGTTCAGGAGCCACTTGATGCCTTCACGCCGCTCGAAGTACGAGCTGTACTCGTCCGGCCGGAGCTTCTTCGGTCCTGTGAGCTTCTGGTTCAGGAAGGCGATGCCAGAGAGGACGTGCTTTTTCTCGAAGGCCTCCCAGTTCGGCGTCTCCGTCATTTCGACGACGAGCCGGGCGTGCTCGAGGGCGAGTTGTTCTTCCGGAGAGAGTTCCAAGGGGTGGGGAGGTTAGGCGACGAGGGACGGGTGGGCTTGTTCCTCGGCGGAGCGCGGGCGGATGAGCTCCTTGCGCTCGTCGCGGATCTCCGTCACGACCGCGATCAGGTCGTTGAGGGTCCGTTCGAGAAGGCGGTCCGCCTCCTGCTTTGATTGAACACCGTGCTCGGGATTCTGGCAAGCCCTCTCGGCCGCTGACACGGCTTCGCGCAGCTTCGAGAAGACTGGTACGAAGCGCTGCGTGAACTCTTGGGACTTCATCTGCTGCGCGACGACGTTGCCTTTGTGTGGCGTGGCACGGGACTTGGGGGCCTTTGGCTTGGGTTCATCGCCCATAAGCGCGGCGGCACGGGGGCCGTGGGAGGATCGCAGGCGTTGCTGATCGGTCATGTTGACGATGCGTTCCGCCTCCGAATGGTCGAATGGCATGGGCTTAGAGCTTAGTGGTTGAAGCTAGAGTCTGGGACTGGTCCGGAGTAGGCGCGTCGAGAGGCACAACGTCGTCAACGGGCTGGTTATCCACAGGAGGAACCGGCGGCGCTGGTGGCGGCGGAGTCAGCTTGATCTTGGCGTAGGCCTCGATCGCGTTCATGAGCTCGGTCGGATTGACCTTGATTTCATCGAATAGCTCCAGCAACGGGCGCAGGATTGGCTTCGCAGCCGCGATCTTGAGCGGGTCGCCGGACAGGAGCTTGTCGGTCAGCTCCATGAGCTGCATGCCCTGCTTCCGGCTGACTTCCTTGTACGCCACCACGGACTTCGCGTCGTAACGGAGCCGTTTGGCGCTCACGCCAGCGAAGTTGGCCGGCGAGAAGTCTTGCTCCTGGAGGTCGCCGTTGGCGTCGACCCAGTCGAGACTCTGGTCATCCTCCCAGTTCTGCTGCACGAGCATGTGGACCAAGCGCGCATGGCGGTTGAGGGAGCGCTCCAGCCGCCGGATGACGCCGTCGTAGCGTTCATTCGCGGACGATACGAGCAGGTCGGTCTGGCCGAGAGTCTCATCGGCCCGCTTGCCTCCTCCGACCACGTACTCGTTGGCACCGGTCGCCCGGGCCATGTCCTGCAGCAGCAGCCCATCTTCCTGGTAGGCGCTGGACGTAACGTCCTTCGTTTCCTTCTCCTTGAGGTTCCCGAGTTCGCTCAACCGGATGACGCCATTCGGTCGGTGCACGAGATCCCCGTCCTCGAGCGGCTCGTCTTTCTGCAGCAGCGTCATGCCGTCGATGGCACGGCTGACGTTGTCCATCCGTTGATTGCGCTTGTCGGCCCGCTCCAGCACGAGTCGTTCAAGCTCGCGGGCTACGCCGACGTTTCGAAGGTTGAACGTGTCCTCGATGTAGCCAAAGACCACAAGCGGCAGCTCGCCCTCGGGCATCGGATTCGGTCGGTCGCGGAGCACGGCCTTCCTGTTGGCCAGCGTGACCAGGCGGCCTTTCGGGTACTTCTTGCACGGCCGCTCCCAGCATTCCAGGAGTTCAACCATCGGGTCGTCTTTGTCGTCATCGGGCGCGGCGGTCGTGTCGGTCTGGCCGAGGTTCGAGGAGTCTGTCTGGCCGAGAACGTCGGATTTGCGGGGCAGTCTGTGGACCTTGTCGCGATCGAGGGTGGGGTCATCGGCGGTGTTGGCGGCCGAGGCGTCGAGCTGCGAGAGGTCGTAGAGCTTCTCATCCAGCTCGGACTTTCGCTTGAAGTACTGGAAGATGACCCACGGCAGGTCCTCCTCGCGGGCATAGCCCCGCGGGAAGAAGACCCGGGCCGGATCGCAGACCTCTGAGACTGGAGCGTGGTAGTCAGGGACGAACTGCGTCTTTGGCTTCTCGGTCGTGGTTACGTTGCCTTCGTCGTCCTTCGTTTCGACGGCCTCCATGACTTGGCGTCGCTTCGTGAACCCGGTCGGCTGACCAAGCTGGTCGAGAACCGGGATGTGCTCGTAGACCGGCTCCTCATGGCCGGTTGTCTTCCAGGTGATCTTCTCCGGGCCGAACCCGAACCAAGTGCCACGTTTGACGAGCACCTCGAACTTGTCGTCCATGTCCATGATCGACCAAAGCGCGTCGTGGCCGCGCTGGACGGCGAGGGCGGTATCCGTGGAAACAGACCGTCCGCCGAGCACGATCGGCCGCGGTCTGCCCTTGGTGAGGCGCGGCACGATCGACTCGACGGCGGCGTGGACGTCAGGCGGGAAGATGTTCGACCGGTAGGGGCCTCGAAACTCCCGCCACATGTACCAGAACTCGAACGCCTGCTGATCGCGTTCGATGAACGGCTCGAGAAACTTCTTGGCCTTCGTGAAGCGGCTCGTCCACGTCTGCACCGTCTCAGAGTTGTCCTGCTGCTTCTTCGTCGGTGGCGGTGCGGAAGGCAGGGACGGGTTCTCCTGGCCTCCGAGGGGTTTGGTTTCGCCGAGTGTAGGCATGGGCGTTGTTAGTAGCCGGTGATCGCGGAGTACTCCGGCGCCGCAGTCCGCCGGGCAGCACGGATAGGCTTGGTGTAGGGGTGGAGCTTCAGGAGCTGGAGGGCGCCGCCGAGCGACATGACGCAGTCGTCGTGGCAGTGCTCCTGGGCAGCGGTCGTACCGTCGGGGCGACGGACGAAGGTGAGACACTCGTCGAGCGTGCGGGCGCTGTTGATCGTGACGCTGCGCTCGCGGAACCGCTGCCTGATCTCATCTACCAGTAAAGGCTTTGATTTGCCGGTTGTCAACCACCCGAGCTTCTTCGTCCGCTTGTTCGTGCGTTCGTCAATCTGCACCGAGCGGAAGAGATGTGTGTATCCGGAGCGCTTCAAGGCCACGAGAACGGAACCGCCGTGCTGGCCATTGCGCTCAAAGCCGACCAGAGCGCTTCGGAAGAACCAGCCGAGATTCGGGAGGATGTCGGAGCCGAGGAGGTCGGGGTCGATGTGGCCGTGCCACTGGGCCACCTGCTCACTGGTCTCCTTATCGAAGACATCCACGGACGTGTAGTCGCCGGTTGCCAACCCCTCCGACGGGTCGGCGAAGACGACGTACTGGCCTTCGGGCCTCGGCATACTCCAGATCGAGAGCGGACCTTTCGGGTCGGCCGCGAAACGGATTTTCTCTACCGGGTTGGCCGGGTCCTTCTCGTCGACGTAGGTCTCGAGGTAGCCGCGCCACTTCGGAGGAGCGATTCGCTTCTGCATCGCGCGGATGTCGGCCACGGGGAGAGCCGGGGAGCCGGACGTGAGGAAGCAGTCGACGTCGTTCTCGGGGTATTCCTGCAAGAACTGGTCGAACGAGTCGAACTCCTTGGCCTTCTGGCGGCGCCAATGGAGCTGCTCGAGGTCGAGATCGTAGAGCCTCCGAGCCTGTTTCTCGTTCGCGGTCAGCGACTCCTTGAAACGCTGTCGCTCCGCGTCGCTCTCGAAGGGGCGCCGGTACTCGTGGTGCTCATACCAGGCGATGAAGACCGGCGTGTAGGCGTTCTCTCCCCGCTTGGCGGCCTCCCAGAGGCGGTGAAACGCGTCCCCGACGCCGTTGGCCGTCGTTTCGAGGACGATAGCCGTGTTCGGCCGGTCCGGGACCGCGTTTTGAACGCTTAGGAGGAGCGTCGCGAGGTCGGGATAGAACGCCGCCTCGGAACAGTGCACGTTGCGGAGCGTCTTGGAACGGCCAGCACGGACGTTGCGAGCCGAAGCAACCGAGAGGCGGGAACGTAGCCCGGGGCGAGCAGGACGGTCAGCATCCGACGGATTCTCAAAGACCAGCTCGCGCCGGTTCGAGTACCGCTGCATCGGGCGCAAGGCCGGCGGAAGCTGCTCGTTGAACAGCTTGACCATGTCGAAGAGGTGGACCGCCGAATCGTCGTCGTGGCTGACGATGAGCGAGCTGACGTTCTTGTGGGTGACGGTGTCGTGGAAGATCCAGCCGTCAATCCACGTCGAGACGCCTTCCTGGCGAGCCTTGAGGATGAGGAGCCTGACGGGTTCGTTCGCCTTGCGCTTGGCGTCGATGATCCGCTGGAGCTTCTCCTGCGTAGCGTTCGGGGCGAGCCGGACGAGGCGGTTGTCTTTCGTCTTGATCCAGAGAAACCGCCGCGCGTACCAGCGGACATCGTCCCTAATCCTCCGAAGTTTCTGCTTCTGGTCTTTCGTCAGGGTCGTCATCGAGGGAATCGAGCCGTAAGCTTCCCCCTCTCGTAGACAGCCGTTGCTAAACTCCCGGGCATCCGGGAGGGCACATGCGGAAGTCGCGGTTCACGGAGTCGCAGATCGTCGCGATCCTGAGGGAAGGCGAGGCCGGCATG